GTCGGCTGCGCCGGCCATGTCGCCCGCGTTGAGTTTCTGGATCAGCGTGCTGGACTTGAACGCCGTCTCGCCGATGTTGAAACACAGTGAGCACATTGCGTCGAACGCCGACTGCGAGATCGGAACGCGCACCGCGTTGTTCACCGCGGACTCGGTCCAACTCAAGTCGCTGCGCAGGAAGTTCTCGGCGACCTCCTGGCTGATGTGCTGCCCCATCTCCACGCCCTGCGTGTGGCCGTGGCCGATGGTGGGCACGCCGGCTACGTCAAGGTATGCGTGAAGGCGCAAGCCCTCGAAGCGCTTGATCGCGTCGATGCCGGCTTGACTGAGTTTCACGGCAGCCTCTCATCAATCAGCCGTTGCTTGACCACCCTGTCGTCGCAGTCGTAGTACCCGTAGATCCAGATGTGCGGACCATAGACCGGCGACATCATCCACGGCCTCGACAGCACAGTTACGCCGACAGGGTAGGAGATCGGTGCCAACCCGTCCTCGCGCTTCATGATCGTTGCTGCTGCCATTGCGAGTCGGTGCGGGCCGCTGAACCCTTCGATCTTCAACGTCTCGCAGTCCCTGCGCCTTGTGACGAACAACTGAAACCGCAGCTTATCGTCCACGATCTCGGCCTTGGCGAGCTTCGCCTCGGCGACGGGGAAAGCCTCGTCGTACAGCGCCAGCAGCGAAGCGAAACTGAACGCGATGATCGGCGCGGTTACAGCAACCAGCAGCGCGCCACCAAGGAACAGCATGACGTTCGCCCAAGGGAACGCACGCACGACTCGCATCATTTGAATCCCCTGCCGGCCAGGAACATTGCCAATCCCACCGCCGCCGCACCGAAGATTCCCAAGACCGCCCACAAGAGCCTTCTCGCCGCTTTGTCGAATATGTGCGCGGCTGCGTGATCGCTCAAGCGCTGCGCCGCTGGCCGCATGAAGTCGTCATCGGCGCGCAGCTCATGCGCCGCGCTCTTGAACTGCGCGCGGATCTCTGCCATCTGCCGTTCGATGGCCTCGACGCGGGAAGAAAGATCGTCATCCATTACGGGATGTAGTCGTAACTGGTGCGCAGCGTGAACGTGTCAGAGGCCGACCCTGCGGTGTTGGCATCAACGACGCGCTTGATCCAGACCGCGTACTTGTCGCCGGACGCCAGTGTCCCGATGGACAGGCCGGCGCCCTGGCTCGCCGCGGCCACGAACGATTCGCCCGTGGGCGCAGTCGTCTCGTTGACCTCTGTCTCGGCCTCGCCGTTCAGCCCGGAGCCGTCCAGTGCGATAGTGATGGCCGTGGTCGCGCTCGGGGTGTTCGCCTGGATCCAGATGACCACAGCGCTGGCCGTAGTCGCGCCGTTGTTGGTGACGTACACGCAGCGATAGTTCGTGTCGCCGGCCAGCGCCTCTGCGTTGCTGACGGTATCGAACAGCGTCGACCCAACGGCCTCGACGCTGGACATGGCCCCGCCAGTGGATGCTGCAGGGTTGCTGTTCGCGGCGCCGCCGCTGAGTCTGTATTCGATGTCGACGGCCATGGAGGCTTCTTGGTTTCTTTGGTGTCAGCCTGGCGTCACGCCGCGGCTTTGTAGAGGCTGATGTCGGCGGCGACCATCAGGCCATCGGCGCCGCGCACAGGGATGGCCTGTAGCCCGTCGCCGCCGTCTTCCGGCGTGACGATGAGGCGCAGCGTGAGGTGCGTCTTCGCATCGCGCTCGAACTCGGCGCGGGCCGGCGCGAGCGGCATGGCGTCGCGGCCATCGGTGCCGGCCAGGCCGCGAGGCCCAGCAGGGCCAGCATCGCCGCGCGGCCCAGGCTCGCCGTCCTGTCCTGGCGGGCCCTGCTCGCCGTCCTCGCCTGCCGGGCCCTGGTAGCCCTGCAGACCGCGCTCACCGGCCGGGCCTTGCGGGCCTGTCGCGCCGTCATGGCCATTTGCACCGTCGCGGCCGTCCTGGCCATCGGCGCCAGCAGGGCCTTGCGGCCCACGTTCGCCCTGCGGCCCGGCATCGCCTTGAGGACCAGGCGCCATGTCGCGGCGCAGCGCATCGCGCGCCAGCGCCATAGCCTTGGCCGCCAGTGCCTGCGCGATCAGCGCATCGGTGTCGTCAGGACGCGCCACCGGCGGCCCCCAGCGACTGCACGATGGCGGCGCGGACTTCCGCGTTGGGGTCGGGCCGCAGCGGGACCACGTTGTCGGGCAGATCCGGTTCGAGCAGTCGCTCGTCGATGGCCGTCTTCATTTCGTCCATGCGCTCTGGCGGCAGCCCTGCGAACTGCACGGCGACGATGCGCTTCTGCTGCTCGGTGACGGCCTCGATCGGCATGTTCGTGGTCTGCATCTCCGCGAGGATCTGCAGCTCGGTAGTGACGTCCGCGATGTTGTAGTCGCGGCCCCAACGCACCTCGGGCGCCTGGGTCATCTTGAGCCAGCGGCGGCTGAGTTCCCAGGCCCGGCGCTCGAGGTCTTCCATGCGCTCGGAGAACGACGACAGCTCGCCGTTGATCGCCTGAAAGCGCATCCGCATGGCAATGCCGGATTCCTGCTGTCCGACCGTGGCGACGTTCAGGCCGATCTCGTCGATCTGCGCCTGCAAGCCGGCGATGCGGTCGAGGTAGACGCGGGCCGGGCCGTCCGGCGGCGCGATGAAGGCGGGCGTCGAACCGCTGTGCACCATAAGATTGCTGGTGCCTATCGTCTCGCCCGCGACCTTTGCGGCGCTCATCTTCTGCTCGTCCGTGCTGCCGTCAGGCACCTGCATGGTCAGCAGCGAGAACGTCTGAGCGCGCAGGATCTCGTCGAGCTCAGACTCGGCGTTGAACAGGCGGCGCGACAGGTCGGCAATGGCCGAGAACGGCCCGAAGTTCGGATAGCTGCCGGATTCGGTGAAGATGATCACCGGGCACTCTCCGAGGGGATGCTCGCCTTCGGCCAGGGTCGCGCCTTTTTCGTTCTTCGCCACCCACTTCTCGCGGTCGAAGTGCCAGGTGCACGGCCGGCGCACGCCGTCTTCGCCGATGACGTTGCCAGCAAACGCAACGCTGTCGAATCGCCCGTCGTCGCCGATCTCGTACTCCGTGACGGTTTCCGGGTCGATCGCAGTCCAGTAGGGGAGCTGCCGCGTGCGCAGCTGCTCGGCCTGGCTCTGCGCCAGCATGGTAGGCATGTCCACCAGCAGCAGCATCGAGCCGCGCGCCTTGGCGTCGATCGAGAACTGACGCAGGAAGACGTCGACCGCATTCCCGCGGCCGTCCGTGTCGTCGGCGATGGCCTGGTATTGCGGGTTCGGCACCTCGCGCACCGGCGGGCGCATCGAGAGATAGCCGACGAACCGGGAGCAGGCGCGGGCAAGCGCGGAGGCATAGAACGCGACTTCGTTGCGGCGCGCGAACTTGGTGTCGCTCTCGCGCGGGTAAGGCACCAGGTAGCTCTGCCCGACGCCGACAGCGCGGCCGGTGTGGTCGACGGTGACCACGGGCGCAAACGGACCATCACCCCGGAGCGCGTGGCCGAGGAACGTAAACCGCTTTTGTTCGGTGGTCTGCATCTGTTCCCGGGGGGTTGACCTACAAAGGCAGTTTCCGCCGCGACCGTTGCAACTAATGAAACACCCAGGACATAGGCTCATGGCACAAGCACTCTGGCGCGACGCCGAACATGGACATCAACTCACTGAAGGAAGCGATCGGGGACGAGAAGTTCGCGACGCTGCAGGGTTATGTGACCGACCTCATCGGGCAGCGCGATACAGCCCGCAACGAGTCGATCTCAGGCCGCAGGAAACTGAAGGACGACCTGGCGGCGGCCCAGGCCATGGCGACCAAGGCGATGGAAAAACTCGGCGTTGAGAATGCCGACGACCTCGATGCGCTGCCGGACGCGAAGGGGCAGGGCGAGGCCATCAAGCAGTTCCAGACCAAGCTCAGCCGGGCCGAGCGCGAGAAGGCTGATGCCGTCGCGCGGGCCGAGGCGGCTGAAACGAAGTACCGCGGCAGCCTGAAGAAGGCAGCCGTGGCCGAGGCGCTCGGTGGACACGAGTTCATCGCGCGGGACATCGTCGAGACGTTCGTCGACCAGCGACTGGTCTTCGAGGGCGACGATCTGCTGTTCAAGTCCGAGGACGGGAAGCTCATCCCGATCAAGGACGGAGTGGCCGGGATCGCCAAGACGCGACCCGAGCTTCTCAAGCCCAGTGGCACGGGAGGTGCCGGGGTGCGTCAATCCAACGCGGGAAGCGGTGGCGGCGCAAAGGTGATGCCTGCAGCGCAGTTCGAGGCCCTGTCTCCGAAGGAGAAGGCAGCCACGATGGCCGCAGGGTTCACGTTGACCGACTGACCCCACACTTTCATCAAGGAACCACACCGTGTCCAACACCTTCACCGCACTGGCGCCCACGCTGTTCAGCGTCGCCCAGGAAGTCGCTGCCGAGCCTTTCGGCGCCGTCGACTCAGTCAATGCCAACTTCTCCGATCAGGGCGTCGCCATCGGAGACACCGTGACCGTGCCCATCGCGCCCGTGCGCGCGGCGTCCACCTACTCTCCGGCCATGACGACCACCGCCGGCACCGACGCCATCGCGTCGAGCGTCAGCGTCTCGATCAGTGCCAACCGCATGGTCAGCTGGAACCTGACCGGCGAGCAAGTCCGCAGCCTGCAGAACGGCGGCAACTACGAGGAATGGGTCCGCCAGCTGGTCGGCCAGGGCATGCGCACTCTGCGCAACGAAGCCGAGTCCGAACTGTGCGGCGTGATCTACAAGGGCTCCTCGCGCGCTGTCGGCACCGCCGGCACCACGCCTTTCGCCTCCACGCTCGACGTGCTGGTCGATGCCCGCAAGGTGCTGCGCGACAACGGCGCCCCGATGGCCGATCTGCAGTTCGTCATGAACACCGCGGCCGGCGCCAAGGCGCTGAAGCTCGGCGTGCTGCAGAACGCTTACCAGGCCGGCACCGAGCAAGAGCGCCGGCAGGGCGTGTTCCTGCGCCAGTTCGGCTTCATGATCAAGGAGTCGGCCGGA